GAGCCTGCTTTCACAGGCTCCCCGTTGATCATCACTCCGCGTGTGATCTCAACTTTCATGTTGCTCAGCTAGCGAAGCAGAAACATGCAGGCTGCTTGACAGCAAAATCCACATCCTGAAGAGCGATCACCCGAACAGTGCCAGCCGTAGCACCAGCATAAGGATCAACAGTTAGATCCAAACCAGACCACATGCCCATCACGAATTGCGAGAAATCTCCAAACAGCGCATCATTATTGAGCAGCTGGTTAGAAACGATCACAGGGTAACCATTGATCTCATCGTTTTCATAAACGAACTGAGCAGTGTTTGAAGCCTTCTCGGTTGACTTCAGAGAGCCGCGAGCGGAAGCGTTAATGATATAGCGCATTGCTCCGATGTCACCGTTAGCCGCAGTAACGTCGGTCTCCATCGCAATGTACTCAGCAAAAGTTCCAAAGCTGGTCAACGTTTCGGAACCAATGCCGGAGACATTGGTCAAACCTTGAGGCTGGTTGGAAGAACCGGTGCCGTAAACAGCAGCGCGGTCAATCTCAAGTGCAATAACGCGAGCAAGGTCATTGCGGATCATGCCTTCAACGTCAATGCTGCTTTGAAGCAGAAGACGACGTGAGTAGTCAACAAATGCACCCACCGTCTTAGGTGTCATGTTGACCTGATCAATTGCCTGCTGGGACTCGGTAGGGGAAGAATTTTCGCCAACCCAGTATGCTGTGCTCGCGCTCGTCTGTCGAGGAATTGACACATTGCCCTGCAGCCCGGTCAGCATCGTTGCGCCAGCCTGTGAAATTGACAGGCGGTTGCGAAGCAGATCGATGAAGCTTCCAGCCAGAAGCACGTCGTCAACCAAGTCACCACCAGCTGTAGGTGTACCTACAACCAAGTCGCGACGAAGGACTTCATTAGGAATGACGATGCCGTTTGAAGAACGCTCGTACTGCTTAGCAGCAGCCTCGCCAACTTCAATTTCAAATGCTGCATCGCGACGAGCCTGAGCATCACCCTGGTTAGAGAGATAGTTCAGAGCTTTGACGAAACTAAAGCTACGGGTCTCCTTATCGGAGAGGCCGATGTCGTTGGCGGTGATGCTGTGTTCCACGGGTTGAGTTCCGATTTTTTCGAGGACAGCAGCGCGAGCCTCATCGACAGACTGGCCGCCGGAGATCAGTTCGCGTGCAAGCTCGGAGAGGTTATGACGCTCGCCGAGTTTGTTGATGGATGCAATCCGGTTACGTTCGGCCTCTACGGCCTCGGACCGGATCACCTCCACATCAGTAGTGGTGCTTTCCATGACTTCAGTCACTGTGTTTACGGGAGATGCGGTCGAAGCCGCAGTTTCAATATCAGAGTCAACGTCCTCTAAAGAACGATCAACTCCAACGTTTACGTCAGAATCGTCGATCTCAAGAGAACGTCCAACTCCAACAGTGGGGTCAGCTGGGATAACAGCTAACGAAACCTCGTAAGGCGACCAATTGGTAGCTACGAGGCCATCTTCACGCTCCTCCATTTTATCAATGGAGTAGCCGAAGGAAACGCCGCGAAGGATTCCATCGCGAACGTCTTGGAGCACTTCTTGCGCAAATTTGTTGCGCGAAAAGCGCACCTTGGCGTAACCGCGTTTCTTCTCACCATCAACCCAAGCACGTTCGACAACGCCGATCATGCGATCTGGATCATGGTTATAAAGAAGCGGTGCGCCATCGTTGAGCCGCGAAAGATTCGCAGACTCCATGCCGTGGCTCAGGATTTCGTTTCCAAAGTAACGAGCCACGGGATATTCAGACGAGAATGGAAATTCCATGCTCCTTTCGTCAACCATGTTGAAACTCGTCGCTTCAACACGCTTGAACTTTGTACCTTCAAGATCGCGAGACAATTCTTGTTTAGAACTCTCTTCTGCGACAACATCAGGCACCTCCGTAGTAAGTTCCATTGCGCGTAAGGCTTCGATCTTTGTCAGTGTACTGAATCTATGTCCTACATAAACATCAGCTTGTTCCCAGCCATCATCATCTTCGCGATAAATTTGAATTAACGCTGCAGGATCATCTTCTTCGCCATTGATAACGACCTCACTGTCAGGCACTTCAACCTGACCGTCGCGAACAATTCTTGTGATCTTGCCTTGAGCATTGCCGCCAGACGATCCCCAGCGCACGAAATCACCAACTTTTAGTTCGTCGGGTTCGGCCCTGGTTTCTTCGCTGATTGAAAGTTCCACAGTTGGCTCCTTAGTCATAACTCAACCTCCTCAGGGAGTTCATCAATAATGTCACGATCAAGTTCAACATTAAGATCCTCGGCTGCTTGCTGTTCACGAGAGAACTCCGTGAGGTTGTCGAAGAAGTCTCCGCCAAGCTTCGCGACAATCTGTGCCTTGGTCATGTAACCGGCCTGCTCCATCTGTCGATAAGCCTTTGCTTCCTTCAATGGATCAACCCAATCCCATCCGCGTGCCATCCATCTAGGAGTGTCATAGCGCTCAGGACGTGAATCGTAATCATCAAATGGCAGCTCACCGGCTAATACAGCAAGGTCGAGCCATTCGCGAAACACACGGTTATGAAAGTTTTCGATCAAATAAGACTGAATAACCTTCCAGTGCTCACGATCCTCAAGCAAACTCAATCTGCTGCTGCTGTAGTTCGTCTCACTAAAGTCACGGCTAAGAGTCTCGTAAGAGCAGCCAAAACCTGACGCAAAACGCCGAACTTTATTCTTTACGAACATCTCGTACTGCTGATCAGGCGAGCTGATGTTTGGCACGCTTACGTTCTGACCAGGCTCCAGATACTTCCACATCCCAGGCTCGAACTCGCTGATCCTGCGATCAGCCTCGACATCATCACCTTCAAGCTCACCCTCTGGGCTTGTGACAAAACCCATCACAGAAGCACCAGCACGGGCGCGAATCACAGCGGCTTCCTCATAGCCCTGCAGTTGATGAGCATCGGCCATCACTGAATGGAACCAAGGCACTCCGCGATGTTGTTGCGGACGCTCTGGAAGAAACAGATGAATTACATCCGCTGCAGGCAGAAAAACATGCTTCTCTCCTTTTTGCGGTGCATTTTGAAACCAATAGTCACCAGGATGACGAGTTAAGAATGCGTATCGAACAGGGCGGCCCCATTCGTTAATTTCAACGCCCATCCTCCACTCATTAAGCTTCGCAAGTGTTGGACCCTGATACTCCTCGTCGAGCACATCTGACTCGATCATCTCAAGCGCCAATGGGACGCGGCTGCCACCAAACGGACGGCGAATAATACGGAATAACGCTTCGCCTGATTCAGGCAAAGCTCCTGTGGCCAGCCATTCCATCATGTGAAAGCTATGCCGACCAGCAACATCGCAATACTGAGCACGGGTCCATAAATGCCATTTCTCTTCAATGAGGCGATTAATCGCTTCACTAGGCTTCCGGCCTCGAACCTGCTGAACTTGAGACTGAAGTTTGATTCCGCTGCCAACAACGTTTACCTGAGTCGTGCGTTTTGCTTGCTTTGCATACGGATTGTTCCGCACCATCTCGCGTGAACGGTCGCGCAGCTTGCTCAAGCTGTTGCGAATTTCAGCGTCAGCACTCGCACGAGTGCTCATCCAGTCGCTAGTTAGGCGAGAAACAATCGCACCCGCATAACTACGACGACGACGGCGAGGCTGCTCGCGTGGTACGAGCTGCAGACCCAGAGTTCTTAAGAATCGTGTACGAAGTCCCATCAGCTTCCGTTAAATCGAACGTAGAGATTATGCGGATCGCCAAGGCCAGAAGCGACTAATTTGGCTTTATTCTCCTTTGCCACAATAGACTTCAATCTTGACTCAAGTTCAATCAATTCTGAAAGATCATATCGTTTTAGGTTGCGACTCCCGATCCTGTACTCAGAAACAGCGCCGCCAGAGACAATCGATCTGATAGCTGCTTTTACTGCATCCAAGTCCTGCTGGGCCTGTGTCCTGCCGTCAAAAGCTCCAGGCGTACCCGCATAAGCCAACGATGGCTTGATTTCAATCTGCCCTCGGCTGTATTCCTGAACAGTGCTATCGCTAATCTTTGTAAGGACAGCTTGGAAAAACCAGTTAGGGCTCGGATCTGCCGAACCAGTCGCAGCAGCCGTCAATGTGGTCTTCCATCCACTGTTGTACGCAACTGCTGTAGCCGTTAGACCTTGCGCATTGGTGTTAAGGCGAAAATAGTAAACCAGAGAGTGAGTGGAGCTGGTTACATCATCACCAAACACGTCAACAGTTTCGGCATCAACCCATACTGCATCCACGCCGCTTGTTATGGATGGAGGGATCGCCATCGATAAAAGTCACTTGATATTCAGCAGTCTAACTCTTACCACTGATTAACGAAACTTTTCTGAGTCCGCGATGCCGAAGCTGTACGTTTTGACTCCTTTCGTTCTTCAGGTGATCTTTCCATCTGATCCCATAGCGTCCTGCGATCTTTAATCTGATACACGCGATTTAATGCCGCGTAAGCGTAAACAAGCTCGTCCAACGCTTCGTTTCTTGCACTGCTCTTCTTGACCCAAATCCGCTCAGGGAAACCATTCCTGAATCTGAGCACCTGCTTTTCTGCGGTCAATTCCTCGAAATAATCTTTATCAACTGTTGGATAAAAATGCAAATATCCTGGGCCGACATCGTTGTGCTTCAACCTGCCGAACAATAATGACTTAACCGTGTCCGATCCCACCGGGAACACCTGAGCGCCTTTCTTAAGGGTCTTGCCCTGCGCATTTAGGTCAACCTTGCTTGCCTTGCCAATTGGCGGCTTATTTTTGGTTGACATGCCCTTGATCGCAATCACCCCCAAGCTCTGCCGCTCCCTTGCGTACTGGTAAACCTCGCTGGTGTGGTGGCCACCAGAGTCGATTGCCACAATCATTGGCTTTAACTTGCGACCGTCTTCCGACTTGTAAGGGGTCTGCACTATCTCATCTAACTGCTTCCACACTTCCTTGCGTGATGGATCGCCGTAAATTTTCACCCTGTCGATCAACCACCCCTGCTCTTCGCGGCCCCATCCCCAAACACTGAGCGATAGTCGATCATCCTGCGTGTCACAACCGACAGTCAACAGCAAAGTCTCCGTGGGCACTACACCCTGCTTGTACTTCTCCTCAGCTGAGCGTTCGCTGAGAGCATCTGCGCCCACCTTGGACGCATATTCGTCTTCCCAAGTCTCGCCCAGAACAGTATTGACAAACGTCTTCAGCTGCTCTGAGTCGTTTTTCGCATCAAGAAACTCCTCAACCAGCGTTGACCAGCTCGCATTAGGGCTATAGCTATACGCCGCCCAAATATGAAACGAAACATGCTTACCATTGCCAGGCGCGGTGGGCCGCCACTCCCCGCGTTCAACCATCCAACGCTTCTTCGCTGCTGGGATCCATACGCCACAGCTTTCGCAGCAGTAACTAGCTGTATCGGGATCGTTGTCGTGCCACTTCATATTCGCCCATTTCAAATACTGCATGTGACCGCAGTCAGGGCATGGCACGAAATAGCGCCTCTGATCACCCTGCAGAAACATTCGCTCTACACGGCTGAAGTCTTTAACCGTTGGCGTTGACCCCGCCACGATCTTTCTGTTCCAGTAATACTCAGT